GGGCTGACCCCGGATTCAAGTCAGCCGTTGACCAAGCAGCAAGAGAAAGACTTGGGCATCCGTCCTTATTGGGTTCTCCTGCACCCCGACGAAGTGACGGATTGGGTCAAAGATGACTTCGGCGCGTATCTGTATTTGAAGCGCCTGCAACTTGTGGATGAGCCGTCGAAGGAAGGCGTGCGCCACTACGAGCAGTACACAGAGTGGTTCCTAAAGGAAATCGTGGTGTCTCGTGTAGACATCACCAACCCCGCTAGGCCGACTTTGGTCAGCGCGGTGACGTATCCCAACGAGCTTGGGTACATTCCCATCCATGCCACCCTGTTCCGCGAGAGTAAGAAAAACCGGGGCATGGGGAACAGCTTCTTGCGGGATTTCGCACATAGCTCCCGCAGAATCTTGAACCTGACGAGTTTGCTGGATGAGTTCCTTTACCGCCAGTGCTTCAATATGTTGGCCAAGCAGACGGACACAGCGATTCCCCTGCAAGACCAAGAGGACAACGTTACTGGTTCCTCGAACGTCATCGAGTACCCGAAGGGCGCAGACGCTCCTCAATATCTTTCGCCCCCGTCCGAGCCTGCGAAGTTCATCCAAGATGAGCGCCAGCGGGAAATCAACGAAATGTTCCGCCGCGCCGCTCAGGACACGGTGAACGAGCTTTTCAATGGGGAGAAGTCCAGCGGGTTCAGTCAGGCGCAGTCGTTCTCTAAGACCGTGCCCTTCATCGCCACTCGCGCAGACACGCTAGAGAAGTGCGAGAACGCTCTTATGACCATCACCATGAAGGTGCTTGGTAAAGAGTGGGACGGCAAGGTCAAGTACAAGGACAGGTACGAGCTTACCAACGTAACCGACGCCATCACACAGCTTACCTCTGTGTTCCGCGATTTGATGATTCCTTCCGAATCGTTCGTGAAGGAAGAGTTGAAGCGCCTTGTGCGAGAGATTGACGGCAAGATTACCCCAGAGGTCATGGCCAAGATTTTGAAAGAGATTGAGGCGATGGATTTTCCGGGGTGGCAAGAGACTCAAAAACTGGCTCTCATCGGAAACGCGGGCAAGTCTCCTGCTGCACAGCAGAAAGATAAGTCAACCGGGACTGTTGCTGAGGCTGCGGCTGAGGCACGTGCTCCGGGGACTGCTACCAAGAAACTGCGTAAGTAGCTCAAGCTTGCTCGTTCCATGCGCCTACGGGCAACCCGGAACTGAGCGCGGGAGTGGTCGCGCAGAGACCCCACTCCCGTTATTTTTCTCTGTAAAAGAGAAAGGACTAATACACCAAATGGCGAACACAGGAAATCAGGTGCGCTCGGTCGGTAACAGCAAGGGCACTGGCACTCGGAGAAAGCCCACTGCTATGGCTCTGGCCAGCAAGAAGCAGACGAAGCCTGCCAGCGACAACCCTGACGGCAAGCGCAATCGTCCGTAAGGCAGTTCATCAACGTTCTTAAATACCCGGCCTTAGATGCCACTCACGTCTAACGGTCTCCATAAAATTTTGAGGCAAAGGAATACAAAATGGCTGACGAGCCTAACAAAAACGGCGCAGCGTCCGGTGACGGCGGCGACGAGACTAAAGTTGAGTTCACCCCGAAGCAGCAGGAGAAGGTGCAGGAGCTTATTGACAAGGCAGTGGGTCGCGTGGCGAACAATGTGCGCGACGAGTTTACTGGTCAAGTTAAGACTCTAACTGCTCAACTCGAAACTGCAAGGGCTGCACTTAAGAGTGCCACGACCCCTGCGGAAAAGAAAGAGTCAAAAGAGGACATCGCTGCTCTTCAAGCGAAAATCGAGGAGATGCAAAATGCCTCGAAGACCTCAACCGCTGACATCGAGCGGTACAAGGGGATTGCCCAAGCGAAGGAGAAAGAGCTAGAAGCTGCGAAAGCAGACGCTCTGAACGTTCGCAAAGAAGTTGCCATCACCAGTGCTGCAACGAAGTCAGCCGAGTGGGTTGACCTCGATGTGGTCAGGAAGCTAACGCAGGAGACTATCCATTACGAGCCTGAGAAGGGCAAATGGGTCGTTCTCAATGAGAAGGGCCAGCCGCGTCTGAACGCTGCTATGGAAGAGATGTCTCTCGCGGAGTTCTTCAATGACTTCGCAGCCAAAAACCCTTACCTCGTAAAGAGTTCCATCAAGCAGGGCGTCGGTTCTACGGAAGCGAGTCGCTCGGCCTTGTCGCGGAGCGGCAAGTTCGAGGTTTCACAGATTTTCGGGAAGGCGTCCAATTCCGCTCTTGCTTCCAAGCTGATGAAGGAAGACCCCGCAGAGTATCGCAGGTTGAAGGTCATCGCCAAAGAAGCCGGGTTGCTTGCCTAACCCAAAGTTTTAACCAGTAATTTCATCCCGCATTCATAAGGAGTAATACCTTGGCTTATACCGCCATTAGTGACATCATCAACCCCGAAGTACTGGCTGACCAGATTGCTGCAAAGTTCCCGGATATGTTGGTTCTGGGCAACTCGAATCTGGTTGAGGTGGACTCCACCTTCCCGCTCGGTTCTCCGGGAACCAAATTCAAGATTCCGTTCTGGAAGCGTATCGCTGCGTTCGCTGACCTGTCAGAGGGTTCGGCCATGACGCCCGGTAAGATTCAGGCGGCTTCTGAGAGCGCGACCGTCGTGCGCGGCGGCGCTGCGTTTCAGGTGCTCGACACCGCTGAGTTGGTCTCCAAGGCCGACCCGGTGGGCGAGGTCTCTTCTCAGCTTGCTCGTAGGGCTGCGGAGTACATTGACGCGAAGCTGGTGGCTCAGGCTGAACTGACCCCCAATACCTTCGACCAGTCCGGCGTCAGCGGCGGAACCGTTGACCAGAACGCCATCGTCAACGCCATGTTGACCTTGGGCGACAACTACGGCGCGCTGCTCAAGGGCGGGGCCATCATCATGCACTCCAAAGTGTATGGCGACCTGCTCAAGTTGGGCGTGATTCAGAACCAGTACCAGTTCGGCGGGGACGTGCTTCGCACGGGCGTCATTCCGACCATTCTGGGGCTGCCTATCATCATCTCCGACCTCGTGACCACAAGCGTTGTGTCGTCTGTGACGTACTACCAGACGTTCATCCTTGGGCCGAGCGCGCTGGCGCTGTTCTACCAGCGGCAGGTGATGGTGGAGTTCGACCGCGACATTCTGTTGCAGGCCGACGTAATCGCTGCCACTGTCCACTTTGCGCCGCACATCTTCGGTTACGACGATGTGTCCACCGCTGTGGTCGCAGAGCAGAACAAGAGCATCCACGTTGTCAACATGAAGTCCAAGTAAGGTTGACAACCAACTCTGAGAGGGGAGTCCTTCGGGTCTCCCCTTTCTTCTTTTGGAAATCCCTTCATAGAGGAAAGTTTTCGCATGGGAATGTTGATGCGGCGTCACGCGAACTACCTTGCGGCGGAGAAGAAGCAAATCGCCGCTCCCGCAGAGCCAGAAGTGGCTGCTGCGCCCGCAGAGGTTGCAACAGTTGTGGAGGCCACCGTCGAGGTTGCTCCCGTGACTGAGAAACCGTCTGCTCCACGAAATCGAAAGTAACTCAGGAGTCGGCAGATGCCCATAACCATTGACACGTCTCTAGCAACGGAGACAGCGAACAGCTACGCAGACGTTGCGTTTGCTGACGACTATTGGGAAAACCACTACCTCCCCGTGAAAGCTGCGGCGTGGGCCGCGCTTACCGATGAGGCGAAAGCTACCCTGCTTGTGAACGCGTGCAGAGTGCTGGAAACCGCAAGGTTCACCCTCAAGGTGGGCTTACCGGATTTCTCCCTCTACTACGACAGTGCCCATGCCATAGTGCTTGCCTTGAATCTCGACACCGAGCCAGTCAGGTACTACTTCTACCAGCGGTTGCAGTTCCCTCGCAACATAGATGTCTACAAGACCGGGACACAGCAGGGTGACCTGTATGTGCCTGATGAGGTCAAGTGGGCACAGTGCGAACAAGCTGTTTACCTTTTGTCTCTGGATGAGACCGCTATGTCCAATCGCGTCCAAGGTATCACGATGGACAAGGTTGGAATTGGCAAGGGGCAGATTGAAGCAACGCAGGAATACGCCATCACAGGGAGTAGCTATTCTCCCATCGCGTTGGAGATTCTTCGTCCCTACATGATAAAGGGCGGACGGTTGAGGAGAGCTTAACAGATGGGGCGCGCTACTGGTTTGATTGCAAAGGTCAACGCCGTTCTAAAGAAGTTCACTCCCTTTGAGCGAACCGTGTATAAGCGCGCTATCACGCGCACGGGTGGAGACTCTCTCACCGGGCGTAAAGGAACAGTCGCTTACGTTGATACTGTTTTCAGCCCACAACCTGCTTACACGCGTTTGGGTAGAGAGCGTGTACCGGGGCACCAAGCAAACTTTGAGAATGTCTTGACTGCTTCGGGCGTTCAGCTAACGGCTGACGACTACGAGTTCCTTTTCTCTCCCGATGTGTTGGCTCTGTCAGACCTGCAAAACCCCGACATTGCCGTAGTTTTGAAAGACGCAGTAGGCAACAGCGAGACGCTGAAATACCTTGACCACGAAGCTCCTGCCCTCAACGGAACAGTGGTCGCGTACGTCGTCTTTATGAGGAGTACTAAGCGGCCATGATTCCGGCACGGGATACGTTTCTTTATCTGCTGGCAGACAACCTAGCGTCACCAGTGGTTGTTCATCATGTTCGACAAGACCCGGACAATCCGGGGAATCAGCGGCTACAAACGAACGCCGTGAATGTGCAGTTCCTTAACGACGGTCTTCACACCGTCGTCTCGGATTTGCGCGTGGCCATTGACGTTATCCACGAAGACGAGCGCACCGCGATTGACTGGACAAAGCAAGTCTGGGCGATTCTGAGTGCCGCTTTGTACACCCCTATCTTCGACTACAGCAGCGGCACACCAGTTTTGACAGGACACAATCTGTCTTGGGTTCAACCTGTGAGTTTTCGTCCGGTCTTTGACGAGTTGTATACGCGTCGAGGCTGTGTGCTCACTTTGCAGTACCACTTTTAATCCCGCATTCATAAAGGAGTTATCCCATTGGCTATCGCAGTCAATAAAAATACCAACCAGCAGCCGATGTCAACGGCGGGGCGGACTGGCGCACAGACGCTTAAGTTCATCCCCGGCGCTCGTGTTTACACGAAGACCGCAGAGTCGTTGACCGCCGCTCCCGTGCAGACCCACTTCGTCAAGTCGGCAGGCACCACGCCTTCCGGCTGGACTGACCTTGGCACGGTGCTCGGCGCTGTGAAGGTCAACTACACCAAGAAGGTGAAGGAAGTAAACACAGGCATTGACAATTACTTCCGCGCCGCGTACGTCGAGCAGAAGATGGGCCAGATTGAGTTCGAGCTTTCGCAGCTTGACGATGTGGCTCTGGAAACCATTTCCGGCCTGTCGGCCTCAATCATCACCTCTGGCAGCATCGTGAACTACGAGGTTGGTTCGGAAGACCTGAACCAGCTTGCGCTGCTCGTCGTGGCGACTTCTAAGCTGGACAGCAAGGAAATCCAGTTCTACAACCCCTCTGCCTATCTGAACTTTGTGTGGGCGGAGCAGGGCGATGCGCTGGTGCTCAAGTGTACGGGTATGCTTCCCTTCTTCACGCCTTCGGGCGCGACGGCGGAAGCCATGCTTTCCGTGACTGAGTTCGCGTAAACAGCTTGACAACCTAGTGGATTGGGCGGGGCATCTTCGGTGCCTCGCCCTTCTACTCTTTTCCGCAACACACAAACCTGCAACACAAAGCAAAGGACTATGGACACTGAAATCAGCACTACCACTCCTGAGACCTCTGCGCCTCCGACCAGCGCCCCTATTCCTGAACCTACCCCGGAACCCACCTTAACGGAAGCCGAAAAAGTACGTGCCGCCGTGAACGACCCCGCCGACCAGTTTGTTCTCGGAGGTCGCACCTTCAAGATTGTGGATTTGACTTACGACGACTACCTGCGCTTCATCGTCTTGCTTGAGCCTCTCATCAAAGGCTTGGTCGCCAAAGTCGGCGCTGTGAGCAACGTCAAAATCCCCGGCATGGAACTGGACTCCTCTTCCCTCTCTGCATCTGGCATCGTCACCTACTGTGGCGAGAGCCTCCCTGAGATGGTTCGCATCATCTGTTCTCAAACTGAGCCGGACATCACGGTTGCCGAAGTGAAGCTGCTTGGCAAGAACCCGTTCAACCTAGCGAAGGTCGTCATGCGACAGGTCGCGCAGAACGGAATCATCAAGGATTTCACGGATTTTTTCGGACAGATTCTTCCTCTCTTCACCCCACCCCAGAAATAGAGGAAGAGGACACCAAGGGGAACCCTCTGGTCGTTGTGCAAAGCCTCATGGAGGCATACCACTGCTCTCTTAAAGAGGCTATGTCTCTCACTCTCCCACAACTCATCATGTTGAATCACTCGGCGCACATCGCTTACGTCAACTCTGAAAAGCGTGCGGATGCGAGACACAAGGAGAACGGGACGCCAGACGCGACCCCCGGCCCTTCGTGGCGAGATGACCCGGTTGTTGGGGCGAATGGAGAGCGGCTTTCTGAGATTGAGAAGGACGACGCCAAGCTCTTCAACTACCTAAGAGACTGGAAGGGTATGGGATGAGGCTACAAATCACCTCTCGAAAGTTCCTCAAAGAACTACAACGTAGGCGCAGCGGGTTCGGTAGCAAAAGACTCGCTGCGCGTCTGCGCGTACCAGAGGGCTTGGAGAATCGCTGGTGGTATTTCCAAGAATTTGGGACTGCGACCCACAACCCGGACAGCCCAAACTCATCCGGGTACAACATCTATCCGGTCACTCGCGGAGCGTTGGCGTGGACGGCACCGGACGGGACGCGCATTTCTCTCCCTTACGTCGGCTTCCCCTATAGCCGACCTCACCCCGGCGTGCCCGCCCAAAGGTTCATAGCCGAAATCGAGCCGACCATCAACGCAACCGTGGGCAGCATGGTGGGCAAGACCCTGCTTTCTTCCAAGTTCGACTTTGAGGCGCTGCATCAAGCCCTGCTTTCGGAAATCATGCCGGAAGTCAAAAAGCAAGTAGTGGACAGCATGGCAACCAAGCTAACGGGCACGCGAGAAGATGGTAAGTTGCTTGGGCGTGCGGCTGCCGACGTGTTCAACGAGATTACAACGATTGAAGAAGTATAACCGACCAAAGGATTTGAATCATGGCAGATAACAACGCGGTCTTTACAGAGGTCTTAGAGGTACAGGTAGATACCTCCGAATTTGCCTCTGGGCTGCAAAAGCTCACCGACGTTTATACGCAATGGTTGCAGAGCTTGCCGAAGGGTGTTAGCGCGAACGAAATCCTTGGTGTCGGTGGTCTGACTACGTTCAACGCGGAGTTGACCGAGCTTACGGCGCACCTCAAAGCTTTCACAGAGGCGTTCCGTGACGGCTTTGGTGCGGTCGGCGCACAGATAAAAGAAGGTCTGGACGCCACAACGAAGCAAGAGCTTGAGAAGATTGATGAAGTCACCGCAGCACACAAGAAGGCGGAAGAGACCAGAGAGAAGATTCGCTTTCAGGCCAATGAGCGCCGCCTTGCCTTAGAAACCAAGGCCACGCATGAGGTTGTTAACAACCGGGAGGCAGTGAAAGCTGCGGAAGCGAAGCAAGCCGAGGTCATGGAGGCCGCGCAGGTCAAGCTGGCCAACGTCTCTGCGGCTGCGGCCACCGCCAGAGGTGTGGCGGACAAAGCCGCTGCTGACCTCTCTGCCATCACCGCCAGCAACGCTTCAACTAGAATCGTTGACGCCTACAAGAAGACTGCTGATGCCGCCAAGGTGTATGCCCAAGAGCGCATTGCTGCGGAAGAGAAGTACGCGGCGGTTGTTCAAGCTCTAGCCACGGGTACGTCCAAAATCCAAGTCACAGAGCTAAAGCGGGTAGCCAGCGAGACCGAGCGTTCCGCCAATAACGCACAGCGCAGCTATGAGCGGTTGGCCACCAAGCAAGAAGCTTTGGTTGCTCAGGGCAGCGTTTTGCAGCGCGCTTTCTCACGCTTCGTCAAAGACATCCCTGAGTTTGCTTCCATGATTTTCCGGCTGACTCTTGGTTTGCAAATCAGTTATACAATCATCAACGCCATTATATCTGTCATCGGCTTAATTCCCAAAGCCTTCCAAGAAGGCTGGACTTGGCTGAACCAGATAGCCGACCAAGCCGCCGAGTTGCAGGGTGTACTTGCAGGCAACGTTCGCTTCTCTGAGGACTTCGTAAAGAACTACGAGATGGCTGGCAAGGCTGCACGTCAGGTAGCGGAAGCCATACAAGACACAGCCTTCGTAACTGGTCAAAGCATTCAGACCATTGACACGGCGTTCAAAGCCTTCATCGAGGGTGGTGGGCAGAACTTCACCCACAACCTGCAAGAGAGCGTGCAACTGGTCGGTCTACTGGCGCAAGGTATGCACACCGTGGTTCCTCCTACACGGGTAATGCGTCAGCTTACCGAAGAGCTTCCGAAGCTACTGTCTGGCAACCTCGGCCCCACGAGCAAGTTTGGCGAGTTGCTGAACATGAGCCAGAAAGACTTGCAAAAGCTGGTCAAGGATGCTGAGAAGCACCATGACTTGCTGCAACGTCTTGCCCCGGCCCTTTCTGCCTTCACAAAGGTTCAGGACGAAGCGAGTGGCCGTCAGTCCGTCCTCAATAACCAGATAGAGAATATGCGGCAGCGCGCTATGGCGCTCGTGGCCGAACCTATCTGGAAGATGTGGACAGACCTCTTGCAAAAAGCGAAGGAGTACTTCGCAGCGCATCACACCCAGATTAGCGCCATCCTTTCTACGGTTGGGCATCTCATTGAGGCCACGCTTCGCTTTGTGGGGGCGTTGGGACGCAGTGTGCTGGTCGTTCCCGGTATCGTTGAAGGCTTCAAAGCGATGGGTATAGTTCTCCTCGCCCTTGTAGAAGCCGTTTCTCTGTTTCTTCGTGGGTTGACCTCTTCTCTCAACATCTTCTCCGGGTTCGTTGCTTTACTGGCGTCCGGGAAAGCCCTTTCCAAGGACGCATGGGCTAGCTTCTGGCAGGATGCCAAGAAGGAAGGTAGCAAGTTCTTTGACGAGACGGAGCAGGGTATCCTGCGTCTGTCGGATGTCATCCACGGCACTAAGCTAAGTCGGGCAGCGCAAGGAGATGGAACAGAGTTCCTCAGCCTTGATGTCACTGGCTCCACGAAGCCGGGTGACCCGCCGAAGACCAAGTTTGACAACAAGCCCTTGCAGCACCTCCGAGAAGAGTACGCGAAGGAACTGGCCAAGCTCAGGAACGAAGCTGCGGCTCAACTCAAGGACATCAACGACAAATTAGAAGCTGGTGTGCTCGACGCCAAGGAAGCGGGTATTGCTCGTTCCAACATATTAGGCAACGAGCACGTTGTTCTCGATGCCTTGATTAAGAAGTACGCGGAACTGGCCAGTAAGGTCAAAGGGGCAAGCCCGGATGCTAAGACGAGTTTCCTGAATCATCTTGCAACGGACAAAGAGCAGGGCAATCGCCTCTCGGACGAGTCTCTAGAAGCCCTCAAAAAGGGCAACACTGACCAAGCCAATGAGCAGGCGCGCCACAATGCCCGTATGCGCGCTCTCAAGCAAGACGCCGCTCGACAGCAGGCTCAGGTTGAGCGTGTTGGACTTGAAGCGATAGGTGCGCTGCGTTCTACTATCCTGAGACAGCAGTTCGCGGATGAAAAGAAGGCAGTCACCGACCGCATCAAGGAAATTGACCGCGAGGTGAAAGAGCGCAAGCTCGTCGGTGAGAAGCTGAACCGCCTCATGGAAGAGCGGAAACAGGCTTCCGACAAGCTGGCTGCCGCCGAAAAAAAGAACGAAATCGAAGTGAGGGCTGCCCTTGAAGTCGAAGCACGTGAGCGGCGCGGCAATGTCATCACTTCTATTCAGCAGCACATCTCGACGCTAGAGCATCAACTCGCTTTGGAGCGGACACTCTACGGCGAGTCTATGCGGGCCAAGGCAATCGAAGCCCAAATAGCGCACGAGCGTGTCAAACTGACACAAGCCACCATAGACCAGACAAATGCAGAGATTGACTTGCTGCTGGTCAAAGCGGCTGAGGCCAACGACGCCGCCACCATACTGCACATTCAAGATGAGATTGATAAGCGTAATGAGCTTATCAAGACCCTGAAAGCGCAGCAGGAAGCTCAGGAAGGTGCTGCTGGTAAGGCGGAGGGCAAGACTGGCTTCTTCGGCGGAATTGCTGACAAGCTAGACCTGTCTTTCAAAGGTTTTCAAAACAGCGTTGAGTCTTTGGGCAAGATATTCGACAAAGTTACAGGCGTTATCGGCGCTGTTCAGCAAGGCGTCCAACAGGGCGGCACTCTTGGCGGAATCGGCGCTGGACTGTCTGCTGTCGGAGGGATGATTCCGGGGCCAGTCGGGGCCGTCATGTCCTTCGCTGGCTCTATTATGAGCATGATTGGTGGCTTGTTCAAGAAAGCTGCCGAGCGAATCGCCAAGCAAATCGCCAAAGAACTCTCCAACATCATGAAGGACTACCAGCAGGGTACAACGAATCTGGTAGACACCATTGCTAGGTTGGAGGCAGAGCGCACCAAGGCCATCAGTCAGTTGTCCGGCAAGAAGGGTGGCAAGGAGCAGCTTGATAAGCTCCTGCCCCAGATTGACGACCAGATTGCAAGCCTGAAAAAGACGCAGGCCGACATCAAGGAGAAGTTCGAGAGCACCTTAGCGGTTATGAGGTTGCACTCTGACGTTCTCGGCAACGTGCTGAAAACTTGGCAGGACATCAACAAGCAGGTCAAGGAATACCTTGGCGCGGGCGGGGACAAGAACAAGGCCGCAGAGATGCTGTCTCTTACCCTGCAAAAGCTCAAAGAAGACACGCAGACTTCGCTGGCCGAGGGTGAGCAGGAAGCCATCAAGGACGCCCTGAATCTCAACGACCTTATCAAGCAGCGCATCGAGTTGATAAACGATGAGAAGAAGGCTGAGTTCGACCTCATCAACGGGGACGCGCTGGAAAAGCGGCGCGCTCCTGCCATCGAAGCTGGCCGTGAGCTTGCCAAAAAGCGGGCCGACTTCAAGGGCCAGCTTGACGACCTGAACAGCCAGATTGACTTGGAGACTATAAAGGTCAACAGGGAGAGGGATGTCTTCCATCTGGCCACGGACATCGCCGCGCTGCATCGCCGGGACGAAGAGCTTACGCTGAATGCCCTTGACGCTCAGATAAAGGCGTGGCTGCAAATGCAGGCGTTGGTGGCCGGGATTGTGCAAGGCCCGAACGGTCTGTTTGGCATGACGACGACCCTACAAAGAATGTTGGGTCTTACTCCTACAGCAGCCGCAGGCGGTACTTCTGCATCGTCGTTGTTCCGGTATTTACCCAATCCCGATGCAGGCGGTCAGTTTACCCAGATTGGTACGTTGACCGTCAATATGCAACTGAACGGCGTAACCGACGCCACGAGAGTAGTGGATGCACTTGACCTTGAAATCACCCGGCGCTACAGAAGCGGAAGGCAGAGCTACTCCCCTGTGCAGTAACGTCCTGCGAGACTTCGCAGATTACCACATAGACAAGGACTACTCCGCCCAACACTTCGCTGGTTTCCACGAGAATGAGCTTTTCTTCAACTGCACCTTCAAGGACATACACGGTGTGACGTTGAAGGACTGTGACCTGAACAGGTCTCACCTCATGGCTGAGAGGCCGGAAGAAGTGCTTGGCGTTACCATAACATTGGGGGATTGCAACACGTTCGACAACGTGGAGTTCTCCCCCTTTCTGTTTGATGTCTACCTCATCATGCTGCTCAAGACAAAGGGGAACGACGCCAAACGTAAGGCGTTGATTGACCTCATCGGCAGGGACAGAGTTGTTGAAATCCTACGCAAGTTCAAGGAACTGGAACGGTAACCAATGACACGCTTTGAAGGACAAGTACTCACCCAAATCGGAACCCCGCTGAGTGGCACAACTGTCACCGTACGTGTGGCGAACGTTGGCGCTCCCGGCACAGGCGCATTGGCTACGCTGTATTCTGACAACGGTGTGACCCCCACCACCAACCCGGTGACGGCGGACTCCAACGCCCGTTATTGGTTCTACATTGCCGATGGCAAATACGACATCACGTTCAGCGGCACAGGCATCACCACTTACACGCGTGGGAACATTGAAATCGCTGATTTGACCTCAGCAAATTCCGGTGGGTCTGATTGGGCAGCTAACAAAGTCAACGTTACTACCGGGGTGTACATCGGCGCTACCCCGTCCCTCACGGGAGCCATCGGCCTTTCCAACGGCGGTACGGTTAAGTCTAGGAACGCTGCAAACTCTGCGGACATTACTTTGATGTCACTGGACGCTACCAATGTCCTGAATCTGTATGGTACGGGTTTATTGGTAGACAGCAGCGGTAACGTAGCTATCGGTGGTACTGCGGCGTCTGCTGAGAAATTCCTTGTGAAGGGTTTGCAACGCCTGACCGGGATGGGTACGAGTCCGGCTTACGGCTCCTTGATGTTCAACTCTTCTGCCTTTTTGAGCGCAGGTTCCCGCCGCAGGTTACTTGTGAATTGGTTGTCTGGGCGTAAATTCGCTATCATCCGTGGGACGGATGCTTCAACTGACCCGACGATGGATGGCGGTGGGAATATCACGGCAGGAACGGCGGATTTCCTCATTGACGAAACGGGCATAGTTGAGATTCCAAATCGTTTGCTAATTGGTGGGGGCACCAACTCATCGCCCAACAGCATTTACTTCGGAACTTCAAATCCTCCATTTATTTTCGTAGACCAGATAAACACTGGTACTCAAATACTCACGGTGCAAGCGGGGCGTGGGTCTGCCTCGTATGGTGGGAGCCTTATTCTGTATGGGCACGCTCATGGGACGAATCCGGGATGGGTAAGAGCGGGAATTTCTAACGGCTCTGGTGGAAAGTTTGCGGTCAATAGCCAAGCCCTCGGTGGTGGAACCGACGTATTTACGGTTACTGCTGCTGGTGACGGTGTTTTTGCGTCGGACGTTACTGCTACCGGGCTTATTGTTAGCGGGGCAATTTCACACGCAGGAACCGTTCGATACATTGATGCTGGCGGTGGAACAGGTATTCAGTACAATGTTCCAACGAGTGCAGCCCATAAGTTTTCTATAAACGGCGTAACCAAGTTACAACTTGACGGAGCCGTACGATGTTTTGCCGCAGCGGGAACCAATTCAGCAGTTCTTTTGTCCGGCTCTGACACGGCGTATCACATAGTTCAAGCGACAAGTACGGGCGGAAACGGCATCTTTGGGGTTAACACATCAACTGGTACTGGATTGTTGGCAAACGCCACGGCATATTCTGCTATCTTAGGGTCGCTCAATGCTACTCCTCTGGAATTGTTTACCAACACTGTTGTCCGCATTAAGATTGCGGATGCAGGAACAACGTTCTACACCCCTGCCGACAAGGTGGGCACAGCCTCCATCATAACGGACTCTGCTGGCATCAACACCACAGAGACGGTCGTTGTCAAGAGTGGGACTCTTGCCGCCAACAGGCTAGTGGCAGGTACGGTAATCAGGGCTGTCTTAGAGGGCACCTGCACAGCCAGTGCAGCCAACACCAGCACGTTCCAGATTCGCATAGGCACGGCGGGTACAACAGCGGACACCCTTGTTTTCTCTGGTGTGACCGCTGCTTCGGCGGTTACAGGGACGGCAGTTCCCTTCCGCGCAATCCTTGAACTGACCGTGAGAACCGTAGGCGTCAGCGCGACGGCGACGGGTTTCTTGACCATCCAGACAACCGGAGGCACCGCAACAGGCATTTCGACCATCCCGGTGCAGGTCATTTTGCCTACCATGACAGCCTTCAACACCACAACGGCCAGCAACATCATCTCCGCTACTTACAAGTCGGCGGCAACCACCACCACCTGCACATTCAAGCAGGCGTTCATTGAGGTAGTGTACCTCTAAAGGAGTTGGGACTGTGATTAACCTTGACGCTACAAAAGTCAAAGCGTTTCTTGAGGGCGCGGTGACGGTGGAAACCGTAGACAAAGCTGCGGTGACGGACATAAGGTTCAACTACGACCGGAACACTGTTTCCATTTGGGTCAATTACGGAGCCTTGGTGTCCAGTGCTCTTTCCGAGAGTAACCGGGCTGCTCCCTTGTTGTTAGAGGTTGACCTCACCACAGGGGACGTACGCTCTGAGGGACAAGTTCTGGGCACGCTTTCGCCAGCACAGCTTACGAGTTTCCAGAATACAGCCAAGAGCTTGCGGAACAGCGCAGAGACTTTCTTGGTCAACGTCGGCTTGGTTGTCGGCACACAAACAGCTTGGTAATCACTGAGGGCTTATGAACATCACGGTACTTCAAAAAAGCGGTCTGACCACCCCGGAGAGCCGCAGTGCGCCGAATATCCCTTTGGATATGTCGAGCGCCGTGAGCTTGACAGCTTCGCTGCTGTTCCAGAGCACGGCGGCGGGGACGAACTCAGACTACATCAAGTACCTCTTTGAGAAGCCTGTCAAGACCGATGTTCGCAACGAGCCTACCACGCTGGACTTCGCCCTCGTGAATTGGGACGGCAACCTGCAACTGCTGCATAGAGGGAACTACATCGCCCTCAGCACGGTTACCTATCCTAACTGGTTCACTGGCTACATCATCAACGAACCTGAGTTGGCGTACCTCGGAACCACCAAGCGGGCAGGCGTCATCATCCCGGTGTGGGGCTATGTGTACCAAGCTACGGACGCCACGTTCATTTTGAACCAGCAGCCTCTTGGCCTCATGCCCCCGTTCGTGAACACGACTCAGGGGGCCATTCTTCGCGCCCTCGCGCAACGTATGCAGCCTAACAACTTCAACGTAGCACAGGTGCAGGACGGCAAAGCGGTAGCTAGGTACATCGTAGCCCCGGAGAAGTATTTCTCGGATGTTGTGAAGGAGTTTTCCGAGGCTTCTTACTATCGCTTCTACGCTCTCGCCAAGTCTCTGTTCTTTGAACCCGCAGCTAGCTCTCCTGCGAACCTCATCATTGACGGGAATGACAAGCACTTCACTCCCGCCGCGCTGACCATCAGTGCCGCGAAAGACCAGATATTCAATGACGCTATCGTGCTCGGCGGCATAGAGCCTCAAGGCTACATGAACGAGTGGTTTTTGGGAGACGGATACACGGCTCGGTTCCCCCTCGTTTCCAGTGTCTACGGCGCTGATAGCTCCATACTGTTGGACGATGATTTTGGTGCGTCCAACATTGACACTGCAAAGTGGTCAGTGTATGACACGGTGAACAACTGGCTACGGGTGTACAACGGCTTTCTCAACGCTGTGGGTGGGGACGCGGACGGCAACTACAGGTCTTACCTGACCTCTGCGAACCTGCTGCCGATGGAGGGTTCCCTGCGGCTGACCCACGGCGAGTACGACTTCGTTTCCGCTTCTAGCGGCATCATCTGCGGACTGTGGTCTGGCGCTCCCAACGCTTCTTACGCGGGGTGTATGTATGCCATCGCGTGCTCTAAGAATGGCTCTGCCACGGTGTTGAACCCTGTGGCGGGCGGAAGCTTGGATGTCACACAGAGCTTCACGGTGGACTACACGAAGCGGTATGTGCTGCGTACCCTTGTTTCTTTTTCCAACGCCACCCGCCTTACCAGCCACTACTCTTACTTGAACTCTGGTGGAACAGTGGGCAGCTATGGGGGAGGCTCCACAGCGGACACGGCGACTTACCAGACCGTCATTGTGGAGATTGACCCGACCACCGGGAACATAACGAACACCGTACATTGGCAGAATGCAAATGTTGCACTGTCACAAAACCAGTACTTTGCCTACTACGTGCCTTTGGCTTTGAACGACCTGCACTGCACTGTGACGGGTGTCACTATCAGCACACCGATGCAGGCGCAGTTGAGCATCCTGTACAAGAACGGGCTTGGGTACACACTACAAGGTTCTGGTGCCGGAATCATAGGCACGGCGGACGCTTGTCAGTTTGTGTACCAGAACCAGCCCGGAAACGGTTCCATAGTGTGCAGGGTCACGGGCTTGCTGAACACCAACGCGGACGCCAAGGCGGGACTCATGGTTCGCCAGAGCACTACGGCAGGCGATGCGATGGTGGGGATTTTTGTCACGCCTTCAAGCGGAGTGAAGTTCGTCACGCGCACCACGGCAGACGCATCCGCAACCGTTACCACTGTTGCAGGCGTCGTTGCCGATGTCTGGCTTAAGCTTTCTTCGATGAGTGGGCAGTTTTCAGGGTACTACTCTCTGGATGGCGCTACTTGGATTCAGGTGGGCACAACCACGGCCATAGACATGAGCGTCAAGCTCATGGGCTTGGCGGCTACTGCCACGAACAACAGCTTGCTTACCACAGCCGTGTTTGACCATGTGATGACTCCTGCGGCCTCTACGACGTGGGTGAGCGTGGATGTTGGCTCTGTAGGGCTGGCTGGAAGCGCCCTCAGTACGGGGGTCATGGCAGAGAACGGTGTGTCTGCATGGACTCCGCAACTTGTAGGCCCAAACGAGATTGACTCTTTAGATGGCCAGTCCCCTATCGCAACCATTACCGACTCAAACTCAGGGGCTACGACGCGAAACAGCACGCTTGGGTCTGTCATGTATAACCCCGGAAGCGCGGTGTTGCAGTTCTTCAAAGACTCTACACAGCAGGTTACACAGGTTCCTCAGCCGGGAGATTTCGTACACCTGACCTACCGCAGGGCAGGGGCAGCCATCGCCCGTGTTTCCAACTTAGCGGCTGTCGTATCCGAAGCAAGTGCGTGGGGAGACATTGGTTTCCGCACCATCACAAAGAGGGACTTCAACCCTCTTCCTCGCACCTCGGCAGAGTGTGAACTCGCCGCTGCTGCTCTAGTGCAGGACATGGGTTACCAGCATTACGAAGGAACCTACAAATGCACAAACCTGTACAGCGTTGCGGGTCATCCGGTGACAGGCGCGCTTTTGACGTTTCAGAATCCGAGAGCAGGCTTTCCGGCTATTCCTGCCGAAGTAATCACTCAAGTGACGACCACGCTGGTCTCTACCAAGCCCCGCGAAGTCTTCGAGCATGAGATTAACTTTGGCAGACCGGACAAGGTTCAACAACTGCTTACCGGGTTCAGCCAGCCTACGGATGTGTTCATGCCGCAGGACACGGCGGAGATTCCTGACACATTCGACCTCGCCTCCCTTGGCAGCACAACCGTGCCGGATGTGGTTGCACCCACGCTTGGAAGTTGGGACACCAATTATCTGTACTTCTCCACGAACCAAGCGCCTCCGTCAGGGGGCGGGTTTGAGATTCGCTACACTGACGAGAGTTGGGGAGCGGACGACGCCAAGAACCTTGTCACGCGCACCACAGGGCAGACATTCCAAGTGCCCAGAACTGCACGTGGGAAGATTTGTTTTGTGCGCGGCTACGACGCCAGAAATAAACTGCTCTATTCAGAAGACTTCACGCAATCCGCATGGAGTAAGGGTTCTGCGGCCACGGTTACGAACAGCACAATAACCAACCCTGACGCAGATGTCTCGCAGATTTCGGCCATAGCTTTTGCGAGTACAGCCGAAGCAACTACTTTCGTCCTCCAACAACTAACCATTCCCGTTGACAGCACCACTGGTGAGTTCAGTCTTTCTGTCAAAGGCACGGCTGGAAACAAAGTGCGTGTGGCTTTGGTTACCACCAGTGGTGGCGCTTACCTTGCTTACACGGACGTTACTTTGACTGGTGGATGGCAAAGAGTTACTGTCACCTACACAGGCGGTGCGGGCGCTCCGGGTAATTTTGCGTGCCTGATTAACAACGTTCCCGGCTCGGTGCAAACGGTTTATGTGACCAGAGCTTCCTTTGAGCTTGCCACAACTGAGACCTTGTATTGCAAGACGATGGCTACCGCGTATGGCGCAACCTCTCGCTTTGCAGCAGGGTTGCACGTTGAGTTTCCGTTGCTTCCGCCAGCGCCTACAGCCACGATTGACTACACGAACAAGCTGTCCCCAATCATTACCGTGGCGCTGCCTTCCGCAGCAGGAGATGTTTGGGGAGTAGAGATTCGTGCCAGCGACAATACTACGGTTCTCTACCACAAGGACTTGACAGCGACGGACTTTGTTCCTACGTTCACCGCCGACAACAGTGTGGCTCTGACTAGGAACTTGTCTTACTACGTGTACACGTACAACTTGTTGGGGGAGTTCAGCAGTAGCGGTTACAACGCCACTGCTACCATCCCCACCCCGGCCATCAGCGCAGGGCCAACGGTGGACGAGTTGACTAAGCTGCTGACATGGGCAGGAACCGATGCAAGTGGTTATCGAGTGGAGATTGACAAGGTTAGCATGGCGTTCGCAAGCGAGAGCGTCAATACGACCTCATCGAATCCCTACTACGCACTCACGGACACGGACTTCTTTTTCCAGAGGTACTTCCGTATCACTCCGTACGATGCGTTGGGTGATGGAACGCCAGCAACGGGTAGCCATGTTTACACACCTGATGGTGTTGTGGAGTTCAATGGTAATGAGGCGCAAGTTGTCTCACCACCTACCACTCCAACCACCTCACCGACTGTGCCTGCAACGTATGCGGACTACGCAAGCGACTATGTGACTCACAGTTGGGACGACTACAACGTGAACACCCTACACAACTAACTTAGCGGGGCTGACCTCAATCAGCCCCGTACTCTTCGAGGAACAATGCCAGCATCAACTCAAGTAGCTACCGTGGTGGTCGCAGGTCTCTCTACCCCCTCGCGGTACGTAGACAAGTTCATCGTGGAGTGCTACGCCGACTCAGGGCTGACTACGAAGGTCACCCTTCAAGCCACCGGAGCCGTGTGGGATACAGGCAGCAGTCAGAATGTGCAGAAGGGCATCCTTGTGTTCAAGGGGCTGGTCTACGGCACTACCTACTACTTCCGCGCAGGCGTGGCTTGCCCCATTAGTGGCACGATTGCGTGGTCGAGCACTTACTCCTTGGTTGCAGGGACGGCGACTGGCCCTTCTGCGGTCACCTACACTGGCAGCTACGAGGGTACAACGTCTGGCATCTACTACACGCTGACCCCGGCTAGCGTGCCCTCTGATATTGACCACTACGACTTTGCTTTTACCTTGGATGGCAGCGTTCCGGCGTCTTCGTCCCTGCCCGCAGGTTCTATTTCTCCGGGCACCACTTTGACCTTCTTCGTTGGCGCGAAGCCCGGAGACCGGGTGACAACCTACGTACGCGCCACCAACACTTCGCAGCAACGCCAAGTCTGGACGAGCTTGGGCACTGTTGGAATCATGGCTGTGCCGAACGACGCCATCGTCCACGTGGGCACCTCTCCCGGCACCGGGGACAACTATTCGTATCGCCAGTTTTCTACCGCTACTTACGCCATCGTAACAGGTGACAAGCTTGAGTACGACGTGTGGTTCGACCCCTCTTGCCCTGAGTTCAAGGGAGGCGTGGACTTCAACTACACTTCCCCGTCTGCGAACTTACGCGCCTCTGGTCTGAGTGACCAGAACGGTAAGGCAGTATTGCAGAGCACGGACTTGACCACCTACGCCAAAGGCCGTTGGTATCACCGTGAGGTGAGTCTTACGTCCTTGAATGGCAAGACTATTCAGAATTGGGCTACCTTCCTTGAAGGGGACGCCTCTGGTGCGTACAAGGCAAAGTTTGCGAACATCCGCATCACCAACGGCAATACGCTTAAGCTCGACGTGTTTTCGACGTTTGGCATCGCTACCACTACGGTGTGGACGAACGGCCCCGGCTCCGGGGAAACCTACACAAGTGTCACGGTTCACACTGCGGATGTCTCTCTCGGCTCTATCAACACTGCACAGCTAATCAGCAACGCGGTGACGGGGGACATCGCTGCTTTGACGGCTTCGGCGCGGGATGTGAACGTCAACCTCTTTGGGAATCCTCAGATGAGTGCGACTCCCGGCACGGTTCTTTCTGCCGCTGCCGTGGGCACTTTGGAAAGCTGGACATATAGGCAGGACGGGACTAGCCCGACCGACACTCCTGAATACCGCAACGGCGGGGAAGTTCGCATTCCCAAGATTACCGCCTCTGGCGGGTCTTATGTCTCTGTGGGGCAGACGAAGAATTACAAGCGTTTCTTCCCCGGCCTCTACTACGCTTTGCGCGTGTGGGTGAGGAAAATCTCAAGCGACCCTACACCTAACGGCAACTTCAACATTGTTATGCGGGCGTATGATTCTAGCAATGTCTTAGTCAGCACTCAGACGATTGCTACGCAGGCGGCATCAGGCATTACGAGCACGCCGACGCTGGTGTGGGGCACTTTTATCTGGAACCTTGTTTCTGGTGCTCAGTACTACTACTTAGCGTTTGAGAGCACAAGCACTAACGTAGACCTGTATATCACGCAGGCCATGTTGAACCGTGGCAAGCAGGTGTCTGAATACACCGAGGCAACTTCCTTGGTTGATGTGGCGCAGTATGCCTATGAGGGGTATGCGTTTGTCAACGACGGCTTCACTGGTTCCAACAGCACCGCACTGGCATCCCATTACCCGGACACTGCTGGTTTTGAATGGGTAAAGAACCTCATAAGTGGTACTGGCGGCTTGGAAATTCAAACCAACGCCGCGTATCACAACGCCTCTGCGGTCACGTGCTTGGTACTCTATAACAACCGCAGACCCGCTTTGGGTAATGGTTATGCTGTGCAAGCGGACGTAGTTGTTACTGGCACTGGCACCACTAACCAAGTGGGTGTCATGGGCAGATACCGCGACACCAGCAACTTTTATACCGCGTATCTCCGTGCAGACTTGGCCTTGGTCTTGGATAAGAAGGTGGCAGGAGTCACAACCAACTTGCAGACCGTAGCAGGCATGAGTGGTGCAAGTGGGACAGTCAAGCTGGTGCTCACGGACAACACCCAAAAGGTGTACTTCAATGGCGTTTTGAAGATTAGTCAGACCGACAGCGCCTTGGCTTTTGTAAATACTGAGATGGCGGGCCTGTATTCACAGGTGTCCGCTACAGGAAACCATAACACGGCAGATAATTTCACTGCGACCTACGTACAGAATGTGGGTACTCCTCCTGACCCTCCCCCGCCTCCCGGTGGTGGCGGCGGCGGCGGAGACCCTGATGGAGGGTGTTGCGTTGGCAGGACGCCTATAACAACCAGAGCAGGCGACCAAGCGTTACATGACCTGTGGCTCAAATTTACGTTGCAGGAGTGGACTGACAGCGACGACTTGCTGACCTACGATTGGGTTGCAGGTGTTTGGGCGTACCGAAAGCCTGACAATATGTGGCTGTCGTCTGTGCGTAGCACTCTCAAGGTAACACTTGAGGGCGGTTCGTTGAACCAGTGCTCCGATGACCACGGGATTTTCCATAGCCTTGCTGAGATGGATTGGGACAGGATGGGAAACATCTCTGTTGGTAGTCTTTGCGACACCGTAGAGGGTGTGCAGCCAGTGGAGAGCTTAGAGGTGGTGGGAGGCGACACCGTTGTTTACCACATCTCTATTCCGCCATCTTGTTTGTATGTGGCGGACGGAATCTTATGCCACAACAACCTTAAGGCACCGCCATAAACACAATGACCTCAAAGAGCAACATCATCAAGCGCAATGTTCTTCGTGACTCACGAGGAATGAAGACCAAACAAACCGTCGTGCATGAACTGCAAAGCAGACGCGCAACCTACAACTACGAAGTGGAGTATGGCCCAGACGCTACAGAAGCCCACTTCGCAAAGGATGCACGCCTGCTTGAGGTAATGGCGGACGAGCAAGCAGACAAACTGGACGAATACGCGGCTGTCTATGGCGCTACAGTCAGCGCGGCTGGCCTCACTGCCGTCATTGTAGACTGTGCAGCGCACATAGATGGCCCCGGTCGTTGCCGCTTGTTTTTGCGCTTCACTGTCTTGGAAAAGAGTATGCCTGCTAGCAAGACGTTTGAAGTAGGCACTCCCCGGCAGTTCCCTACGGTGCAGCAAATCACCGACTACATCCGCGCTTATTTGACCGACCTCGCCAACGACTAGGAGGGTTGACACCCACCTCGTTTTGGTGTATACTGGTGCTAGACTCGACAAGCTGTTCAGAGGGGAACACAGTCTTGTGTAGTACCCATCCATAAACCCTACTAACCGCAGCACCGCACTCATAGCGCGGGCACTCCGCTTCGGCGTGCTCGCGTATCTTACTTAAAGGGAATCTCGTGTCTGCAATCGCAATCATATCAATCATCGCCATCGCAGCCTCCATCGTAGTGGGCACAGGAGCAGTAGCGTTTGTATTCAAGTACGGCGTTCGTCTAGCGGTGCTTGAGCAGTTGTTTGCTGCCAAGAAGCAAGACTTGGATACTGTCAGGAATAATCAAGAAGGGTTCAATACACGCCTCTCTCTAGTAGAGAGTGCGGTTGTAGAGATGAAGCAGATGCTTCCTGAGTTGCACAAGTTATCAGCCATGTCCGACAATCTGGACAGGATAGTGGAAGGCATGAACAGTTTTGTGCCTCGTCCTGAGCTTAATGCTAAGTTCAGCGCGCTAGACGAGCGCATCGTCAAGCAGGAAGACTTTACTGCGCGTCTTTCTCAAGCTGTCCAAGAAGTAGCCTAATGGCATCAATCAAACGAGATGTGTTCAAAGTTGAGCGCAACGTACAAATAAGCGCCCTTCAAGAGACTCTAAACGCAGCAGCTAGAACAAACTGGCGACTCATCGCACTCATACCTAGACGCTTTGTTGGAAAAAAGGAGTCTGTGCATCTCGTTTGGGCTAAATCAGAGACTATCACTGTGAAAGACCCTGTGGATGCCATCATTGAAACCGCGATGGAGCGCGACGGGTAAAGCACTTGACAACGACCGCTGTTTGGTGTATGATAGTGGTTGACTAGCAGAAACGCCTGAATCGAGGGCGGGGCAGTTCAGCCCGCCCATTCCTCTTCCAAGGAACACCCATTGGCAAAATCTGAGTCACAGGCTGTGAAAGACGCTCGGTTGTTGGAGCGCCTACAGATGGAAAATGCCCGGTTGCGTGAACTGAACCGGAAGTATGCCCGTAATACTGGCCTTACCTTTGAAGTAGTCATTGATGACCTCCGGGATTTCTTGGCTGCGGATAAGACCTTCAATGCTTTCGTTTTCACTCCTACCTCTACTCCTGAGCATACGCCTATAGCCGCATCGGTTTTTGATAAAGACCACTCCGAGATTGCGGGCTTAGTTATCAGCGACATTCAGCTTGGTGAGACCATCACGCTTGAGCAGACCAACGGGATGAACAAGTACAACTCAGTCATCTGCTCCAACCGTATGTACAAGCTGACGGAGAAGTTCAAACGCATTGTGCGCGGGCATCAGGCGATGTACCGGATTGATAAGATTTGGTTGCTGCTGCTTGGTGACATCATCAACGGCTCCATCCACGACGAGTTCATCCTCACCAACGACCTGTTAGACATCCCGGCGACTATCCTAGCAGCCCGCCTCCTCATCCTGTGCATCTACGAGCTTCTGGAACTTGGCCTACCCATAGAGATTGACACCATCGTTGGAAATCACGGTAGGACGCTTGTCAAGATGCCAGCAAAGGCTCAGGTACACACCAGCTTTGACTGGATGGTCTATGTGATGGTGCAAGACCACTTCGCAGCGCGGCCAGAGTACAAAGACCGGGTAAAGGTTCGTATTCACACCGGAAAATTCGGCTTTGTGGAGCAGTTTGGGCATCGCGTCGTCATCGAGCATGGTTATGGCGCGACCTCTGGCAAGGAAGACGACCTGCAATCGCGTATCCGCGACATCTTCGACAGCCCCGTGTACCGAAAGGCGACTGGCCTTAAGGGAACAGCGGTGGACTTCATCATCATCGGGGACAAGCACAATTTCAAGCTTGGTGAGCGGTATCTGGTTAACGGGTGTCTTCCCGGCTCCAATGAGTTCGGCATGGAGTTGCGTATGCCCTCCATTGGGGCCATCCAGACCATGTTCGGCATCAGCCGACGCAGGATTCCTTCGTGGACGTACCCGCTCGACGTAGCGGATGTGCAGTCGGAAAAAGCAGAGAATGGTTTGAGTACCTACGCAAAAGAGTTCATGCGAGAGCACGGACGATAGGAGAAGAGAGTGAACATTGAACTTTACAAGGGGTCACTGATTCAGGATGGGGTGCGGGCCACTGCACTGCTGCCTTATGTCGAAGATGACATCAAGAAGGGCGACACGGTACGGCTGCTGAACGCTACGCTGGATGTGCTGGCTACGGCTGTCGTGGAAGACATAAAAGTCGAGACGTTCGCCGCCCTGCAAAACAGCCAACTTGCTGACAACGTACACCCAGAGTTGCGCCATTGGGCGAACGCCTTCGCTTTCTTGCAGGCGCGCCATGTGGGGTTCCAGCAGACAGAGAAGGTCACGTTGCTCACTCTTATGCCTGCTCTGCAACCTGTGCAGGCACATGAAGAAGAGGTCATGTTCGCAGATGAAACGGGGGCTGAGGCAGATGAAGACGAGGACTAAAGACGTTTTAGGAACCTTTGTGGTGCTCTTGGTGGCCACGCTTGGCGTGCTCTGCGCTATGGCCCTTGCTCCTGCGTTGTTCACGCTACTGGTCTTTTTGTTCAACGCCCTTTTTTATTGGGGCTTTGGGTGGGCGTGGTTGGGGCTTCGCAAGACAGTGACTCTCGGCATTGTGTTGGGTGTCGCTAGCTGGTTCAGGAAGAAGTAACAGGAGAACATGGAAACACTCATCGTTGGTTTCGGGTACAAAGCAAGAAATGGCAAGGACACGGCTGTTCAAGCTATTCTTGACGCACGGCGCGACAAGTTCGATGTTCGCCGCTATTCCTTCGCTTCGGCTCTCAAGCGAGAGGTCAACGAGGCGGCTGACAAGTGCGGCGGGATGTTGGGCCTGATTACCCGCCTACAGCTTGGTGGGGTCATCCCTGAGCTTGGCTTCCGTCTAAACAATGGGCTGCCCTCGTGGGTGACCTACGAGCCAGATGCTCCTGTGGACGCGGAGAATCCGTACGGCAAGCAGAGAACCTTGCTGCAATGGTGGGGCACGGAATTGCGCCGCAAGCTTGACCCCTTCTATTGGGTCAGGGCACTTGACAAGCAAATCACGGCGGACAAGCCGGGTATCGCGCTTATCTCTGACGTGCGCTTCCTCAACGAGGTGTTTTGGGTGAAGCACTACGCCGGGGACACGGTGAAAGTCGTCCGCTACGGCTACGACGACATCTTGGCGTCGTCCCACGCCTCAGAAAACGAGTTGACCAACTACCTCTTCGACTACGAAATCAGCGTACTCGACGGAGAAGTAGAGCAACTCAAGAAAGACGCTGTAACCGTCTTCGACCTGATTGTTGAGGAGCGCACCCTGCCCTCTTACAAGCCAGAAGACTTTGGCCACGAAGTAGCTGCTTCCTAGCACACAAAGGACTTTCAATGAACACCGTGGTGGAGAAGGTTTCAAAAGGGAATGTCACGGTCTACCGTGGCGGGCCATTCAAGGACTTGGTGCGGGCGTATAGCAGCGACCGTATGCAGCGAGACCCGAAATATAGGGAAGACGTGTACAAGGCTATCGCGGAACGTCGTAGCCGGGGCAAGCAGAAACCTGCTACGAAGAAGGCGGCATGAGACGCGACTTTCTGTTGTGTGCTTTGCTGCTGACCGCGTTTGTAGGCTGGACTTTGGCAAGGCCGTCTCTTATGCCTACGGCGCATCTCATTGAGCAGAGCACCGTGCTTTCAGAGGGGCACTGCTCTGCCACGGCAGTAGGGCCGCACGCGCTCTTGACCGCCTCCCATTGCGAGGAGCCGACCGATGAGATTTACGTGGACGGCAAGAAGGCCAAGGTAGAGGGGATTCTGCGGGACGGCAACGACCACTCCTTTTTGTTGTTGAGCGGTGTGGCGTTCGACAAGACCGCAGAGCTTGCAAGCCGCAAACAAGAGGTTGGGGACGAGATTGAGATAGTCGGAAACCCGGCTAACCACGCGCTCTTGTACAGGGCTGGCCATGTCTCTGGGTATGAGTTCGGCTTCCCGCCCTACTTTCTGTACGACATCAACGCTTTCTTTGGAGATTCCGGCGCGGGCATCTTCCACGATGGCCGAATTGTCGGAGTCATCAGTTTCCTGCGTGTTGAGCAGGGAGAAGGCGGCACCAAGTTTACGTTGGCGGGAGGCTTTGAATTGTCTTTCACTGACCAGCAAATCGCTGTTGCGAGGACATATTGAGTTTAGAAGCGTACACGGCTGGCCTAGTGGATGGAGAAGGCTCCATTCAAATCAACTCTTCCACGAACGGAAGTGGAAAGAGCTATTGGGGCTTGACTGTTCAAGTATCGGGTAACTGCGGAGAAGTACTGACTGAGTTGCGTAATGAGTGGAATCTTGGCAGCGTAACTAAGTGGAGAGCTAAAGGAGCGAAGGAGGGTAGGCACTCTTATAACTGGCGTCTCTACTCAAAAGAAGCGGAGACCTTGCTTAACGCTCTTCTACCACACCTTAGAATCAAAAGACAACAAGCAGAGGTAGCTTTGAATTTCCGCACATTTGTAGCGGCAGGAAGAGGGTCTTTGACTGCTGAAATGTCGGCACAGAGGAATGCACTCGCATTACAAATGAAAACTCTGAACCAACGTTACGGCAAAGGGGTAGAGACTCCGTTTAGGGAGGCAGCATGACCGACATTCCTAAAGTCATTTGTTGTGACTTCGACGGCACCTTGTGCCACTTTGCTTACCCGGACATTGGGCCAATCAAGCCCGGTGCTAAGGAAGCTCTGCTCAGGTTCCGGGAGCTTGGATACCGCATCATCATCCACTCTTGTAGAACCTGCCTTTGGCATCCTGACATTTTTGGGGACAAGGACGAAGACCTTTTCGACACTGCCAACCGCAGAGTCGTGCAGGCTATGGAGAAGTGGTTGAACGAGCACGACATACCCTACGATGAGATTGACTACGGGCAGAAGGGTAAGCCCACGGCGCAATTCTACATTGACGACAAGGGTGTTCGCTTTGAGGATAATTGGGATGAGGTTGTTCGGTTCGTGGAAGAGAGGACGTAATGGGTTCAGTTCAGGTGGATGATTTCAAAGCGGAGCTAGCCGCCCTGTCACGCAAACAGGCACACGTAAGCTTCGGAGTGCTTGGTGTTGTAGTGCTGACGCTGGCTCTCATGGCCGTTGGCGGGTACGTGGCTATGGGGTTCTTCGAGCGCGCTCTGGAAAAGCAAGACGCAAAGTACTCAGTGTTTGTGGAGAACCAGAAGGCGATGCAGGAGCAGCTTCGGCAGGACGCCCAGACCATCGCCAACCTTAGCGTGCAGCAGGGGCAGAAGGTCGTGGTCATCCATGACAGAGACCAGAAGGCAGACAGGCAGATGGCAGATGTGACCAGCCCGAATAAGCCTGTGGAGCAGGTGGCGAGGGACTTCGGGGCACAGTTTGGCTACGAGCCGGGGATGACGGCAGGGATGTTTCAGTTTACTGCCCCGCAAGTGCAGGGTTTTACTGCTCTCAAGATTGACCGTGACCGTCTCTACGCCGACTACGCCGACCAGAAAGACGTGCTCGGCCTTGAACAGCAGAAGAATAGCTTGCTGACCAACGATGTAGCCATGCTGACCAAGACCAACAAGGAAGCTAACGAGCAGATTCAGGGATATAAGAAGCTGGCGCATCGCAGCAAGTTCCAAAAGTTTACGAGTGGGGCTTGGAAGGTGGGGTTGTTCGGGGCCGGGGTGTACTTGGGGTCGAGAATCCATTGAGGACAGTATGGATTGAGCCAGCGGCTCCGTGGTGGAAGTTCTGGGACACGCGGTGGTTTGTGTGCCGCTGGTCGAAAGAACTCATCATCGTCGGCAGTATGCCGATGCCTGTTTCTATCGTGGTAGCAGTCGAGCACAGCAAGAAGTCGGCAGAAGCGGCGTTGGTCGAGTACTTGACTTACCACGCCTTCATCAAGTGTGACAGATGCAAACACATTAAGGAAGGGAGCGTTTGGGCAGACGGTAGCGGTAGTGCCGGGTGTTACGTGGTCGGCGGTGACGACAGCCATTATTGGAGTCGTTACGCGAACCCCGGAGAGCACCTCGTGTGCGACCAGTGTATGTGGTCTGACCCTCGCTATATCAAGGTGTACGGACGTGTGGGCTTCGTTCATGGTGGGTGTTAGGTATCTCCTAGAGACCGGAGACGCTAATTCTAGGCTCGTGTTTCTGCTTCACGGAATCTCGGTCACGCTCTCAATGTTGATTTTGAGCGTGGCCTTTATGTTTGCTCATAATAGGGATGGCTACACAGAGATGGTCTTGGCTCTGGGTGGTTCAGGTGGGATGGCTGCGGTAGGTAGGATGCTCACGAAGAAGGATGGGAGTGACGGGCCTCTGCCTAAGCCTCCTGTGAGCTAAAGCTTTTGCAAAGTACAACCGGGGACTTAATCAGTCCCCGGCTTTGCTTCTTCTGTTTTCGCTGTCTTCTTAGGTTTCTTTTTCTTAGCTGCATCCCATCGCGCTTTCTGCGCTTCGGAACGCCGCTTGCTCTCTGCTGCGGTGACTCGCCTCTTCCCACGCTTCCGATACACCGTTCGGCGCATCTTCCTGCGTGTCTTGCGTTCCCTTCCCGTCTCAAGCAATTCCGCTGCCTGATTCAGGCGCGCTGCCTCTGCTCGGAGTTCCTGTACCATTGCTTGTGTGTTCATGGGTGAGCAATGTACAAGATGAGACAAGGCGTGTCAAGCTTTCCTTCCAATCAGTTCTCGGATGCGCTCCGCAGCCTGTTCAAGGGCCAGAGCGTCGTCTTCGCAGAACCTCTGTGCGTCATCCCCACCAAACCCCGTTGTCATCTCTACGATTGTCTTCTTGGCAGCGTGCCAGTTGATGCGTACCTGCGCGTTCGTTTCTCTGCTCATTCGCACCCTTCCACGTCATACAGCGCCAACTCTACGCCTGCTTCAAGATACAGTTGCTCTGTCTCTGCAAAGCTTGCAATCCAGCGTGGGTTGTTGCTGCGCGGGGCCACACACCGCTTGATGCCTGCCTGAATGACCATAGAGGCGCAGGTCGAGCAGGACATGAAGGGGTGGGTGTACAGCGTGCAGCCAGTCAGGTCACGCTGTGCAAAGATGATGGCATTGCGCTCACAGTGGACGATGAGGCGGTACTTGAGTTCCCTGTTGTTCAGGCGCTCTGGTAGGTCTTCCACGCCCTGTGGAAGTCCGTTGTACCCCATCGAGATTACCCGGTTCTTCGGGTTTACGATGACCGCCCCGGTTTGCGTGGACGGGTCTTTGCTCCACGAAGAGACCAGCTTTGCTACCTCAAGGAAACGCGTATCCCACTTCATAGAACGGCTCCCACCTGTATTCATCACAATCCCTGCTTGCATCTGACCTTCCTAGTACTGCGTAGTTGACCTTGCCTACCCCACGATGCTTCATCCCTATGGCTTTTGCAGCGGCTTCGCTCAGGTCGAACACGCGGCCTTTGATGTAGGGGCCACGGTCGTTCACCCTCACCACTACCCACTGCTTCTCGTGAGAGACGAGTACGCAGGTGTTGAACGGCAAGGTCTTGTGCGCCGCCGTCATAGCGTGTTTGTTGAACCGCTCCCCATTCGCGGTCAGCCGTCCGTTGAACGGATAGCCGTAGTACGATGCCTTTACTGGCGTTGAGGACTGTAGGGCGGAGACCCACAGGACGAGGGCCAGCAACATCCCGCTAGCCAATGGAAGTAGCGTTTCCCTTCTCGGTGGCCAACTTGGTTGAGTACCGTTTTGTAGGGGACGGGCGGTGATAACCGTCGGGGTTTCCTAGAAACATAGCTGGTCTTGGCACAGAAAACTCCTTTAGCTCCGCCGACTCCCCGCAAGCTTTGCAGGGAATCGGGTCTGACTTTTCTTTTTCGGCTGCACCAAAGGTCAGGAACAACTTCTCCGTTATGTGGCCCGCGCTGCATTCGTACTCGAATATAGGCAAATCAAGTTCTCCAAGAAGTGCGAGGTTTCTCGCAGTTCTTCATATGACAGTTTGTGCAGGAAGGCGCGTATTACATTGACAGGCCTACTAACTGCTTCGAGATGGTCTGGGTTGACACATCTCCTGTTTCTACAAAGGTGGTCTAGGTGTTTCCCTTTCGGGATTAGGCCTTTGAACTGTACGTACACGCTTCGGTGGGCTAAAACAGCTTTGCCGTTTGCCCAATCGTTGCCGTACCCATCTTGGCGTATCTTAAGTAGCCAGTTCCAACACCCGGTAACCGAGTCAACTTCCCATCTGACCGTCTTACGTTGCACGCCAGAGTTTGCGTTGTGGCCTTGTATGAACCGTCGTGGCTTACCCTTTACTGCGCCGTACTTGCGGTCTGTGGCGGTTGCTATAGGAGCCAAACCACCACAGCCGCATTCGCAGTACACTTAGGCAGCCTCAGCAGGAGCAGGGGCGTCCGCAGGGACTTCCTTCTGCACGACTTCCTGCTCCACCTTGTCCACCGACTGCGTGCTGGCTTCGGGAGCCACGGGAGCTTTGATGAGCACGAAGCTGCGGCAGTCCGGAGTCACGCCGTAGGGTGCATCCACTGGCAGGTTAAGCTTCTGCTTGGTGTAGAGGATGAACTCTTGGAACTTCGCCTTGTGGCGCAGGTATTCCTGCTCGGCGGCGACTGCCGCGTTGTAGAAGTCCTTGATGATGGTGCCGATTTCTTCGCTGATTTCCACCTTTTCCGGCAAGCTGTCCTTGAGGGAACTAACTGCCTTGACGGTGGCGGACATGGCTCCCGGATTGGGTGTTTCTACTGCCTTGCTCTCTTCTGACATTCATAGTCCTTTCAGTAATGCCACGACGCAGACGCTTTCGTGGAGAATCTTGCCGCCCATGAACTCGAAGTCCTGCGGCGTCCAATGGGCCTTGTGCCGCTCTAACTCGTTGCCGTTGACCGCTCCCTGCTCACAGTAGTTCCTACCAAAGGGGCAGGACACGAGCACCTGCTTGTTGTGCTCCAAAAGGTTTCGTAGCAGGTCGTAGCCAACACTTTTTTCGACGTGCTCAAGGCTGTCCACAAGCAGTACGAGGTCAAACCCTGAGTACTGCATCTCTGTGAAGTTCTCGATGTGAACCGTGGTGTACACGTCCCAAAGCGGATTCCTGTAGCCCTCGAAGCCTTCCACACCTACGATGCGCGTGCGCCAGTCTTCCTTGCGGATGCGCCCCGGCTCTATGTCCAGATACTCGCGGGCGATGACGCCGTACTTGCCGAAGCCACAACCCAAGTCGAGAAGTGACGTAGGACGGCTGTGGCAAATGGTTCTTGCGATGGTGGTCAGGTTGCCGGGGTCACTTACTGGCATCTGGCGTCTCTTCCTCCATGACCTTCACCACATCCTTGACGCGGGCTGCGTATTCCTTGTTGGTCTCTGGGTCAATCATGTTGAGCCAGCGCAACCCCATGACGGTGACTTTGTACTTCCGGCCCTCGTAGAGCACCATGTCTCCCGGTGCTGGTTTCAGCTTGGCGCGGTCGAACTCTTTGGGCACGAGCCTGTAGTCGAGCCTCATATGAGGTCATAGGCTCGGTTGAGCCACCCGTTGAGAAATTCGGCCAGTCTGGGGTTGTTCCACACCAACCCTCTGTAGAAATCGGCCTGCACACCTCGCAAGGTAGAGAGGAGTCGCCAACCGTCAACTGCGTTGGTGGCGGCTAGGGTCTGGTTACCCAATACGCCGTCTACTGCGATTGTGTCGTTACCGCAGCGGTTGATGGCGCGCTGTAGTAGCTTGTGGGCCTGTTTGCCACCCATGTTCACAGCCATGTCAAAGACCTTGGTGGCTACGGCGTCTGAGGAGATGTTGCCGTACCCGAAGTAGTCCCACCACTCCCGCTTGTAGATGGCGGTGGCGTCTGCAACTGACATGGTGGCGATGTCACGAGCGTCTACGATACCGTCGTGGTTGAAGTCCCCGTCGAGGATGCCGTCGTGGTCTTTGTCTACCTGTCCGTTGGCAAGGAGCCAACGCAGAGACACCCCGAAGTTCGTTGCCCCACCGGGGTCGCGCTTGTTGTCTACATATCCGCCCTCGTGTCGAAGGATGACGGGGATTGCTACGTTGAAGTCGGCCATCTATCTTGTGTCAATGAGAAACCGTACGAACATGGCGGCACACTGTGTCGCCTCTTCGCGCAGGTTCGCAAAGTCCTTTCCTCGGATGGCGTCCTCGAACTCGTTGACCTCTTCCATGATGACGCCGTAGCCCTCGTGGGCTGAGTGGAATGGGCCGTACTTGGCTGTGGCGCGGTCTAACTCGGCTGCAACATCTGCAAGAGCTTGTTCCCTTGTCATGCGCCGATGACCACCCTGACCTTGCAACGCTTCTTCTCTATGGTGCAGCGCCACTTCCCCAGACCACCGAAGTCGGTGATGGAGGCTCCCCGCCAGCCGGGTACTGCCTTGAGGGGCGGCTTACGAGCCTGCGCCCCGCAATCGGTACAGAGGTACTGCCTTTGAGCTTGCATTCGTCTCCAAGTCCTGTGGGTAGTGTAGGTTCATTATACACCACCCACAGTTCGTTGTCAAGTAGTTAGAAGCTGTAAGCTGGCGTGGAGTCTTTACCCCGCCAGAACAGGTGAATCCACCCGGCAGGGATGTAGTGGGAGGTTCCCTCAGCATCAATGATGCGGTGGGAGTCGCCCTCTGGCTTCCTGCGAACGCTCAGGCTTACCGGAGCGGTGATGGTGACCTTTCCGCCGTTGGCAAAGACGTATGTGCGAAAAGCTTCGTTGTTGATGGGTGTAAACTCAGGCTTCCTGTTGAGGGAAGGCTCAAAGACCGGGGATTCCGGCTTGAAGCCTTCGGGTGTGCGCGTGTCTTCTTGGTCTCCTAGCATTGTTCTCCTATCGTTTGTCGTAGTGACGCGGGGAGTAGCTTCCCTGCTCAAGGGCAGCCACGCACAGTGTTGCAGCTTTCAGCAGGTGCTCACGGAACTTCTCTTCCGAGAATTTCTGTGTGCTGCCGTCGTAAGCTCCCTCGCTCACGTACCGCGTGATATAGGCAACCCAATCGTTTACCGTGTTCTTGGCGTCGAAGGCGTTGCCCCACATCTTGTTCTGTCGTTCCCTCTCAGCGCCAATGCGTGAAAGGATTTCTTGTCTTTCCATGTGTTCTCCTAAGAGCCGCAGGTTCCGGCTTTGGTTATGTCACACACATCGGCAGATTCGATGAAGACTTCCCCGACGTGCTTGATGGCGGTGCTGTACTTCACGGGTGTCAGCGGTTGCCCACCACGCGCCCCATCCGGGTAGCAGGTGATGCCTCGCAGCTTCGGTAAGTACTGCACCAGCATCTTCCCGAAAGTCTGCACCGTGTTGTCGTTGTTCAACTCGCTGCCCCACGAGGGCAGGTTGATGGTGGACGAAATGGCGTGGTCAACGTATTGCTGCATCCATGCTTGGAAGGCCACGCGGCGCTCAGGCTCCTCCGCGATGAGGTAGGCGTTCTCGATGTCGTCAGGGTTGATTCCCTGCTCCATCAGCTTGTGCGCCACCACCTCAATCTTGTACTGGAAGTTCCACGTGCTCCCCTTTGCGTATCTCCGCTTGTAGGCAGCGCAGAGCATCGGTTCGATGCCTGTCGTCGTCTCAGCGATGATGCCGATGGTGCCTGTGGGAGCGATAGCGCGGGTCTTTATCGGGCGGCTCAGTTCCCACTCGTCCGCATACTTTGCAGCGACTTCGGTGCTCGTGGCATAGATGGACATGAGCTTCGCCAACTCGTCGTCCGCTCCGTACTTCTTCCCGCGCAGGAGCAGCCATTCGTGGACTCCCATGAGGCCCAGACCCAGACGGCGGTTCTTGGTGCGTATCTGGTCAACCTTGGCGTAGGGCACGTCGCTATACACCGTACCCGCCAAGAGGAACGCCGTGGCCACCTCGACCACCGCCTTCATATCCTCTGGCGTGCTGATGCGCGCTAGGTTGATGCTGCCAAGGTTGCAAACATCGGAGTCATCTGCTGAGGTAATCTCCGTGCAGGCGTTCCGCAGAGTCTCGTGTCGGTTTTTCCCGGTGTCTACGCTGAATCCCGGCTCTGCGGTCTTGAGCATCTGCCGCACCGTCGCCCAATAGACCGACTGCGCGTGCGGGTGGCGGGGGTGCTTGTCGTCGTGGAACGCCTCGAAGAACTCGTCGTCCAACTGCACAGAGACGTTCGTGCCATCCAACGTCGCCGGGAAGTTGAAGTCCTTCGCCTTCAAGTCCCGGACTTCCGGCATCCAGTTCTTGATGGTGATGAACTTGTGCACGTCCGGGTGCTTCCATGACAGGCCAGCCCAAATCGCGGAGCGGCGCGTGCCACCCTGCATGATAAACCTGCCTGCCTCGTTGACCATCTGCATCAGGGCGAGAGGGCCAGTCGCCACCCCACCTGTCTTGCGAATCGGCTTTCCTTCCGGGCGTACCAAGGAGTAATCCACGCCGATGCCTGCACCCGTCATCAAAGCCATAGATGACTTCTGCATCAACTCTGACCAGCCTTCTCGACTGTCTTCGGCGCGGAGCAGCAGGCAGTTTTGGACTTGGTGGAACGGTCGCCCTGCTGCGTACAAATACCGTCCACCGGGGATGAATTGCCGTGTCGCAATCCTGTGTGCTGTCTCATCAACGAGAGACTTCGGCGCACCTACGGACTTGAGGATGACGCGGGCAACGCGGTTGGCGGTGTCCTGCCAACTCTCTTTGCCGCCTTCCTTCAAGTCATGCGCGTACTTTTGCACACGGATGGTTTCTGCGAACGGCCCGAACTGCAACAACTTCGGGTCAATCATTAAGCGGTCTGTTTTTCCTTAAGGGTCTTTACGAGTTTTGCGTAGGCTGCTTTGTCGTCCTTGATGAAGGCAACAAGCTTGTCGCGCCCCTGAAACCGTGCTCCGTCTAGGGTGTACCACGCGCCAGACTTCTCGATGCTTCCGATGGCTACAGCCGCGTCCACCAAGCTCCCTGCGCCGTCAAACCCGCCGTCGAACAGCAGGTCAACCTCACAGGCGCGGAAAGGGGCACCGACCTTGTTCTTGGCAGCCTTGATTTTCACCTTGTTACCCACGGGCGTTTCTCCGTCCTTGATGGTGGAGATTCGCCGCACGTCGAGGCGCAGGCTGGCGTAGAACTTGAGGCCACGTCCACCTGTGGTGGTCTCCGGGCTGCCGTACATGACGCCAATCTTCTCTCGAATCTGGTTGATGAAGACGAAGGTGGTGCTGCTCTTGCTCACGATGCCTGTCAGCTTCCGCAAGGCTTGCGACATGAGGCGGGCTTGCAGACCCACGTTGGAGTCTCCC